GAAACCGGAGCCATTTGCATGGGGCTTGTATAACGGTCTTGAATACTGGGAGTTTTGGGGCGACCGATCAACGTCCGATGTGATGGACAAGTTACAGACTCTTGAAGCCGGTATTGTCTACATCCACAACGGCGGTAAGTTTGACATCTACTATCTCTTGCCATGGGTCGATCAAACGCGAGATATGCTTATCATCAAGGAACGTATCACGCAATGCTATATGAGCGCTAGATGGGGAGACTTTCATCGCATCCGAGACAGCTATAAGATTCTTCCCTTCCCATTGAGTCAGTATCAGAAGGATGAGATTGACTACTCTACCATGGAGCGCGATGTTCGAGAGCAGCATAAAGAGACCATCTTGAGTTACTTGAAAGGGGATTGTGTCTATCTTTGGCAACTCTGTTCCGAATACATCAAGACGTTCGGTCCTGCTATGACCATCGGCGGAACTGCCATGAAACAACTCAAGGAAAGGCACGATGTTGGAGAGCCTTTCACACCGGAAAATGATGCACGTATTAGACGCAACTATTTCATCGGCGGACGTGTTGAACGCTACAAAGTAGGCGTCTTTCAAGGCAACTGGAAAGTGTACGATGTGAACTCCATGTATCCGTATGTCATGTCCGCGTTCTATCATCCTATAGGAAATCCTACGCATTATGGGTCTTCGATCACGAAAGACACTTATTTTGTTACTGCGAGAGGCGTCAATCATGGTGCTTTCCCATCGCGTGATGGTAATGGAGTCACATTCTCACAACAATATGGTGAGTATTGTGTAAGCATCCACGAATGGAATGCTGCCATGGAGTTAGGTTTGTTCGACTGCGAAGAGATACTCGAAACGGTTGACTTTGATGCAAGCCGGATGTTCTATGACTACATCATGCATTTCTATTCGCTTCGCAAGTATGCCAAGGAAACAGGCGATGTTATCAAGGCACTTTTCTATAAGTTTTTGTTGAATAACTCCTATGGGCGTTTCGCAGTGAACCCTGATAACTTCAAAGAGTATCGTTTGACAGACGATTCCGTTGATCTTCGCTGGAGTGGATTTCAACCTGCACAGTTGTTGGCAGACTTCAATTTGATCCTTTGGGAGCGTCCTTCTGAAGACTTCCGGTATGCGAACGTGGGAACGGGAGCCTCTATAACAGGTGCGGCAAGATCAGTCCTGATGCGTGGTCTGCAAGGCGCGACTAATCCAATGTATTGTGATACGGACTGCATCATCTGTGAAGACCTCTCGGGAGTGACTTTGCACGCCTCTGAGTTAGGGGCGTGGGACACTGAAAACAGAGGGAATTTGCTTGCAATTGCTGGCCGAAAGATGTATGCTTTATGGGACGGCGAAGAATGTGTAAAGTACGCTTCCAAAGGCGTCTCGATCACTCCTGAACAGATTACGCGAATCGCACAGGGCGAAATTGTCACCTATGAAAGAGACGCTCCCACGTATCGATTGAGTGGCGCGGTTGATTGGATCACAAGAAAGGTGCAAATCAGATGAGTCTTACTTTCAACGGATCAAAGAACCTCAAGAAACAGGGTGCCGTTTCGATGAACTGGAGCATTTCTCCGGACGTTGCAGACGATGTAACAAAACCTGTTTCCAACGTCCCCGGCATACGGAGTCAAATCGTTGTTGGGCTTGCATGGTTTGGATACTCGCTCGATCCTGTCGCAAATCAAGGTGCGTTCACCTTTGGCACTGCTTTAGCGATGCAATTGAGTCTCAGTAGACCGCGCTCTTTCTATGCCTCCGATTCGAGTTACTTCATCGGAGGACGTGTTGTAGTGTACATTCCTTCGACTGGTCAGACGTTCATTTTTGGACCTAATCGAATTGGAGACATAGCGTACGCGATTACAGGGACGGGGATAACGGCATTCAATGTGCTTGAGAATGACAATGTTGTTGTCCCCATCAGTCTTGCACAGGGATCGCAGATACAAGTATGGTTTGAGCAGGACTTCGACTCTTCAACTGGAATTGTGACAAGCCCACAGACACAAGCCATCGTTACGTTGTTCAATTTCCCCGTCTCTCCTGTTGAGGCTAACTGATGAGTGACGCGATGAAGGCGCTCCGATCCAAGTTGCTTGGCAATGCCTCTCAAACCATCGAGGGAGAGAGTCAACCAAAGCCGAACGCTATGCTTGTCTCTTTATTGAAGTCGTTCGGCGTTGACCCCGATACCATTACCGCATACGCGGAAGGCGTTAAGGGAGCCGTCACTGGGCAACTTGCACACATCGATGCCAAGCTGGATAACATTCTCTCCATCTGCATCACGCTTCAAATGAAGCAGGCGGAGTTAGAACATAACATGGGCATTTTGCTCGCACGTGGAGACGAACTCAATCACGAAGACCAATTCGCGCAGATGGCAGAGCATCCATTGACGGAGCCTATGCAGAATGCTCAACCGTTGACACCGACAACACTTCATGCAGGGAGCGATTAAAATGGCATCCCAAGAAGAGGAAACACGATGGCTAGAAGAACGTTTGGACCGGTTGGAAGAATCATTGAGGTTGTTGAGTCAGAAGTTAGAAAACCTGTCGCCTTTGAGGAACCAATCAGCGGAAGCGATGCAGAGCCAGATAGACTCAATGACGGAAACGATTCAGGAAATGAGGCAGGAGAGGGAATCGCTTTTGAGCCGGTTGGAGCAACTCTCAGAACCGAACCCATTGCCGAACCCGAATCCAGAACCGAATCAACCGGATACACCGACCCCAGAACCGCAACCGGACCCCGGCTCAATAAAGACGGAACTCCAAGAAAGCCAAGAGGTTCCGCAAAGCAGGCGGGAACGTCTGAAAATGCGCGTTTTGTAGCAGGGTATCTGGAAAAGGCTTTGTTCTCCATGCATGTCATGGCTGCCGCGATGCTATCTGAGCCTGACTTGTGCATCGATGAAGCGGAAGCAAAGATTCTTGCCGATGCCTTGGAAAAGGTTGCCGTCGCATACAACTTTTCAACGTTGCTCTCACCGAAGGCGCAGGCGAGTATCGATCTTACCATTGCGCTTGTCACCGTCTACGGTTCACGAGTCATGAAGATCGCACGCAAACAAAGACGGCCTATGCGGAACGTTACGCCGATCACTCAGACGGGGACGGAGACAAAGTAAAACAGTTATGAGACTCCCAAACACAGACGATAGAACGTTGATCGTTGGACGCACCGGCAGTGGTAAGACCTTCATGGGTCTGTACATCCTGTCGGAAATGCCTATTGATGAAATGCCTTGGATAATCATCGATTACAAGGGAGACTCATCAATCGCTCAGATTCCGTTCGCACATCAGATTTCGTTAGGCGAGATTCCAGTTGTGCCGGGTGTCTACATCGTTCGCCCGCTCCATACACAGGATGAGGAAATAGACACGTTTTTGATGGAGGTATGGAGGCGTGAGAACATCGGCTTGTATATCGATGAAGGCGTGATGCTTGCCAAGTCGGACGCCTTGGATACGATCTTGATTCAGGGGCGTTCCAAGAATATCCCGGTTATCATGCTTACGCAACGTCCAGTCGGCATCAGCCGATTCGCCTTTTCAGAGTCACAATACTTTGTCATCTTCCCGAATCACGATAAGAGGGAGCAGAAAACCATCTCCGAAATCGCGCCTCTCTTTCAGGATCGCAACTCAGATGATGCAAACCTACCGCAATACCATTCGCATTACTACGATGTCATTCAGCGCAAGTTGGAACGCCTCTCACCTGTGCCGCCATTGAAGACGATCATGAAGACGTTCTACAGGAAACTCAAGCCGGAAGATCAAATCAATCAACAACAAAGAACGCCGTCACCGGCTCCGATTCAAGGCGTGCGATACGTAGAACTTTAAAATAAACTTGTAAAACCTATTGACTCAATGAGATAGCTGGTATATGATGCAAGTAGATCACTCCTAAGTAACCATTGGAGGTTACCAGTGAACGCGAATATACTCGCTTGGAACGTTACCAACTGGGTTACCGTCATTCTTATGGCGGCCATTGGTTTCTTTCTCTTGGGACTCGCTCTCAAATGGAAGCAGTCGAAGAGCGCCGCGAAAACCGGCTCCGTGAATACGACCTCCGGTGTCAGACAGGCGGCAAGTCTGGCATGAACATCCTTAACTGGAAACTCATCTCACATCCGATGAACTGGGTCATTATCATGCTAATGCTGATAATTGCCGGTATCTTCGGACATTTGATCCTTTCCGTTCTGGATCAGGAACCCGCGTCGGTGACACAGGTTCCGGCTGGATTACCTGCCGGTTACTCCCCGAATGCGTAACTTTTTCAAACGTCTTTTATCACGCTCCAAAGTGGAGGTACAACCAATGTCTTCTGTAGTCTTGACTGACATCTTGAACGATACTTTGCTGATCGGCAGTCTCGCCGCAAGCATCTTCGTCAAGAATCCCGCAAGTCAGAACGAAGCAGCGAACCTGATCAATGCGGCTGCAAAGTTGCTTCAAGTAATCGAAGGTCAATTGCCTCCGGCTCCTGCATCGTCTTCGTCTGCTCCGGCTCCTGCTCCTGCTCTTGCTCCTGCTCCTGCTCCTGCTCCTGCTCCTGCTCCTGCTCTTGCTCCGGCTCCGGCTCCTGCGTCGCAATCAACTATCTTGAACGAAAGTCTGAAAGCGTCTATCGCTTCCGTTGACGACGCGCCAAAAACTGCCGGACATCCGGTACCTGTCACAGAAGAAAAACCGCAACTCGTTGACCGCAACTTACACACGTAAGTCAAACCGCAATGTTGTTTGAACCGTCCGCAACCGGACTCTTGAAAGGTGACTTCTTCCATGGCTTCCAATTCCTCCCCCACAGCACCCATTGCCATGAGTGACGCGCAAGCCACGTCCATCGTGACAACTAAAGCGATTACGATGATTCAGAACATCTTTTCGCAAACCGTCTTCCCGCCGTCGAATCCGGTAATCTCAAATCTCGTCCCGCGCAACGTGGGCATCATCAAAAAATTTATCGTGGAGATTGTTGGCACGCTTACCAATACATCAGGCGGTACGGTGACGTTGACGGACATCGGACTCGCCAACCTGATTTCCAATGTCACCTTCTACGATCTCAACAACAACTTGCGCATCAACACGACCGGGTATCATCTCACCCTGTTGCAGTATGCCAAGAAACGCCGTCCATTCTCCGCAACCGCGCAATGGAATACGGCGAACGGCAACAATGTCTCGCAGATGTTCTCCGTATCGCCTGCCACTTGGCCCGTCTTGGTTGCGCCTGCAACTATCGGTGCCGGTGATTCAGTGACCGTTCGCGCGGTCTTTGAAATCCCGCTTGCGTACTCGGACGATGATTTGCGCGGTGCGATCTTCGCCAACGTTATCAATACGACGATGAACCTGCAAATCACGCTCAATACGAATGCGGTGTCTGCCGCCGCCGATTACACCGGCTCTGTCTACTCGGGTGGTGCGGGAACGTTCACGCAGGCTGTTGTGAACGTCTATCAGGTCTACTTGGACCAACTCCCAACCAATCCCAAGACCGGCGCTTACATCCTGCCGCAAACATCGCTCTCGACCGTGTACGAGTTGAAGAACACCAACTTGCAGGCGGTGACACCTGGACAAGACTTCCCGATTCCGTTTACAAACTTCCGTTCGTTCCTTTCAACGTTCCTTATCTACAACAACGGATCGGGAGCCGGCAACGGTGGACGCGCATACGGGACGGACGTGAACTACTTCTCTCGGACGACGGCAAACTTCACCAACATCTTTAAGTATGACCCACTTTACAATGTGATGATATCGCGGGAAATCTTTGGTGCTGACTTGCCAGCCGGGACGTACTTGTTCTCTTTCCGTAAGCAGCCGGTGTGGACCACTCAATACGGCAATCAGCAAATCAACTTGAATGCGATCACCGCTGACGCCGGCGCATATGCGAATGTGTATTGGGAAGACATGGCGCTCCAGAACACACTCTCCGGTGGAGCATCCCTCCCCGCGTAACCCTGTGAGCAGCCATTGAAATGGGAGAGTCGAAAGGCTCTCCCATTTCTCAACTGAACTAACATGCGCCGCAAGGCGCGATTAAATGTGCGGAGCACCCATGGGAAATGGTTTGATCGGCAAGTTGTTCAATTGGGGAACGAGCGCCAACTATTCCGATACCACTACGGAGGTCTGGCTTGCAGGACTAGGACTCGTTCTCATTCTCGCCTTTCTATGGGCCACTGTTGTACGGGAAGTGACTCGGGAGGTCTAGCGTGCCTGTAAAAGTTGAGCGCAAGCTAAGAGCAGAAGGCAAGCGCAAACACTTATCAGGTAAAAGATTGAATGCCTACATCTACGGCACACTTCGCCGTCTTGGATGGAAGCCAAAACAGAAAGTCAAACGGAGAGTGCTATGAAGGGCTGGCATCTTGGCCTAATCGTTGTTATCCTTATCGCGTATGTAATCGGCGCGATGTACCCCGGACTCTACACGACCGTTCGTGGCAAGATCGGCGTCTAAGCATCTTGTCACAATCATCCACAATCGCTGCGTTTCTCTTGATCGGATTCCTTGTGTTCATCACTGCCAAGGGTCAGTTACCGGCATACCTGCAAGTTGTAGGAGTTTGATGAATGCCCTTTCTCTTTATCGTTGTTGGACTCGTGATGATCGTGTCCAGCGTGAAGGGCACGAATCAGCAACTTGTCAAGTTGCTCAAATCTGATTTCACCGGCAAAGGGAATTTCATCTATTGGAGTCTTGCGATTCTAGCAATCGGTGCCGTTGGGTACATCCAAGAATTGAAGCCGGTATCGAGAGCCTTTCTTGTGTTAGTTGTCATTGTACTTTTCTTAGAGAACAAAGGCGTGTTCACCGAATTCTCACAAGCGATTGCAACAACACAACAACCAACTACTCCATCGACTCAACAATTAGGCACTTTAACAAGTGGTTTGACAAACATGCAATCAACTCAGTTCTAGGAGTGCATCAAATGGGCAACCAACTTATCAACTCTGTTGTGACCGTCGCAGTGGCTATCATCGGGGTTGCCATTGTTGCAGTCCTTGTATCGAAGAACGCGCAAACCGGGCAAGTGATCCAAGCCGGTGCCAGTGGTTTTTCATCGACTCTCGCAACTGCTCTCTCGCCTGTTACCGGCTCCAGCGGTCTTGGAGGATTTCCGGGTGGTGGTGGTGGA